TATACAGGAAAAGAACAATTTATTAAAGGATATTTTCGTAAAGGTTGAATATGAAAAAAATGAGGGTGGAAGATGGAACAAGGAAGCTATAGACAAATTCACGCTTACACCTCATTTAAAGATACTAATTGATGAAATTGAATAAATAAGCAAAAAGAAAAACCCTTGATATTAAAGGGTTTTTTTGTTGGTGTAAATCAATGATAATTAAAATGTACGTACTCTTACGTATATTTATTATATAAATGATAAACACAACGATTTAATCATCAATATTAAAGTAATATCTTTTAATATCACTTTTGCTAAAGCGTTTCATTAATTCTTTTAAATCATTTCTTTCAAAGTATAAAGTATCAAATTGATTAGAATATAAAGTAGATATTAAAATTTCACTATCTGCACGTCTATAACAAAGTAAACAATTTGCTTCATTATAAATAAATGGTCTAGCCTTATCTCTAAATGCCTTTTGAATTTCACAATATTTTTTACATTCTTCTTTGGTTTTAAAGACACGGTTGTATTTTAGAATTGACTTGTTATCTCCCGCTTCAAAGAAACTTATACTAGCTACATTTAACCATGAATTAGCAAAATAACAATTTTCATTATCTTTAGGTTTCCAATTTACAGGTGTATAATCTTCTTCATCTTTTAATTTACTAACTTCTTCTTTGAGGTTATCAAGATAATATTTAGTATCTTTTAGTATTTGCTCTTGTTTTTCAATAGCACTTTCTAGTTCTTCTTTTGTCATTTTATTGTTCCTCCAATATATAAACTTCCTTGTATTTCATATCAAATTTAGAATGATCATCTACATATACATCAATTACTTGCCCATTGAATGAGCCTGTATCTTCCGCAACGTAAACATGACCATCTATCATAATTTTACTTCCTAAAGGTATATAGTCGGTATCTACTCCAACAGTTCTACCCTCAACATAATTAGTACCTAGTTTTGTTGGACCACCTACCCATTTGCCATTACACTCATAGCACCCACAATAATTAGTTATTTTGTAAATGCCTAATGCTCTTCATTTTGGTAAGTTGTCATATTCAACTTTTAATTTGCTGTACGCTTCATTTAAATCATTGAAGCCATCTACTAAATTTCTATAATCTTCTTCTACCTTTAGTTTTTCTTCTTCTATAGTCCCTATTTCTTCTTTTAATTTCATGTTTTCTTTTTGTAAAGTTTGTTTGCTATTGTATGAAATACTTAACGCTACAACACTTATAACACATACAACACATGATGTAATTTTCTCTTCCATTCTTTTTCACTCCTTTTTAAAATCGTTCCTAACTCCTTTGTTTTTTTGATAAAGTTCATAATTTTCATTTCTTAAAAACTTTATGATTGTTTTATTGCTTTCATTTTCTTTTTTTAACTCCTCATAATCTTCTTTTAAATTCTTATACCTACTTTCTAATTCAATGTAATTGTCTAGCAAAATTTGATAACATTCTTCGTTTGTATGAGGTCTCATTTTGCTACCTCCTTAATAGTGTTGTTCTTTGTGTTGATCAATACCAATTTATCATTTAGATTTTTAACATAAAGCCATTCTTTTGGGTTTAGTTCGTTTTCAACTAACAGCTTTTTCATTTCAAAATTTAATCTCTTACCATGCTTCATTTTTTCACCTCTTTAAAATACTTTTTAAAATCTTCTCTAGGCATTGTAATAACATCACGTAACCACTCTTTATTAAACACCTTTTTACATAGCGTTATTTTGCCCCTCCTGTTGATTTCAGTATAATAACGATATATTTTACCTTTAGGTACTTTTACAAGCCTATACATACCATTTTTAAGCTTCATGGGTACTAATAAATTTTTTTGTAATTCATAATACTTATACATTGTGCTTTCCTCCAATGTCTTTCTCTTTTTAATTGGTAATGCTTCTTCATTTCTATTTTGTTCTACTATTTGAAAACTTTCATTTACAGTTTTCATAATTTCATCAAATTCATTCATCTTTTAAAATCCTCTTTATTTTTTTAATTCCTAACCACATAGCAACACATGGTGATATGATAAATATTGCTTTCATTAATGGAGGATTTCCAATAAAGAAAGCTATAATGTTACTTATCATTTCTTCAACCTTTCTCTCTCACGTTTAGCTTTTTCAACTTTTTTATTAAAGACTTCATCATCACTAATACCGAACATAACTTTCAATTGGTATAACATGATTTCAACATCACAAATCTCTTCCGTAAGATTATCTAAACGTTTTTGATCGTTTGGATAACGTAAGCACTTGTTAGTGGCTTGAATTAATTCCGCACATTCTTCCATTGCCTGACGGCATTGAGCTTCTTTGCCATATTTGATGATGGATTGATTAAATATCCTTTTTGTTTCCGTTACTTTTTCTAGAAATTCATCAACATTAAAATCTTCTATTTTATTCATTTTCAATCACCTCACAATATTTAATATTCATATCTTTCAATCAATTCATCAATGGTTTCATCATCTTCGGCATCTTGAAAGTAGCCTCTCATCCTCATACCAACGAGCATACCGATTTCATCAAAACAATCACCGCCACAGCCATCATCTTGAAATTCTTTTAATAAATCTAATTCAAATTCCTTTTTGAATTTTTCTCTTTCACTCATCTTCTATTACCTCACATTTTTCTAATAGTTCTTTAATGTTAGTTGGTTCTTCATCTTTCCAAGAAAGGAAATTGAATAATTCTTTTTTAAAAATATCATCTATATATGAAGAATTGCTATCAGCTTCAATCGACCAAACGTGCCCTTTTTTGTGTGGTTTCGCTTCATAAATCATTAATTCTCCAGCTTCATCTTTAGCTATCCATTTATATTTATCATCCAAGCTTTCTAAAACTGTTTTGGTTGCTTTTGAGATTTTAATTTTGTTTTTTTGATATTCTTTATAAAGCCAATTACTTCTCTTTTTATTACATTCTCCTATTGGAAAAAATCCACATTCAGTACATAATATTTCCGTGCAATCTAACGCTTTGCCTTTTTTTATAGCCATTACCCTAGTTCCATGTTCTCTAATATAATCTTCATATGCTTCCCAATTTTTCATTTTCTTTCTCCTTTTATAATCCTATGATACTTATATAAAACTAAATTTGAATAATATTGTTATTTTTCACATAATTTCACTTAATCGTCAGCATGATCATTTGCATATTTCATACCACCCACTACACAAACTACTAAAATAGTACCTTTCACCATTGCCCAAAATAGAGCGCTTAATATTTCACCCAACATTATTTATCACCTCCAACCTTTACATAATAATTTCCAACGCTCTTATATCTACAATCCCATAAATCACATACAACACCTCTTACTATACAAGTGTGATGATTAGCTATTGTAATTAATACTCCTTGTTCCATTTGTTTAGGAGTTAGGATTTTATCCATTTCACAAACTTGATATTTTGTGTTATCCACTTTTCTAGGTTGTTTCATCTTCACATACCCAAATCTTTTTAATACTCTTTCCATAACTTGTTTTGATGTTGGATCATAGTAACATTTTAAGCTTTCTTCAAATTGAAGTTTTAAAGCTTCATCATAGTTAATGCCTAAAGTTCCTACTAATGCTCTTGTTGAGCAATCCCCTGTTTTTCTTTTTTTAGGGTTTACATTGACTTCCATAAATTTGATCATTTTATTTCCCTCCTAAATTTACGTTGTATCTTCTATTTATGATTTCTAAATCTTTACCAGCTAGTGGAATTAAAGGTTTAAATTCTTCATTGTATTCAAAGTAATATGTAATTGTACTATCAGTTTCTTCAATGTAATAATTGCCTTGTTTATCTACATAAACATAGCAATTTTGGCAATCACCTAATATATATCTTTGAAGATACATTTCAGTATTAGTTACTTCAATATCTTCAAATATTCCATTGATTTTCACTTTACAAGTGACATCATGAAATATTGTTGAACCAACTTTACCAATTAACTCCTTGCTTAATCTACCATATGTTAATTCTTCTTCTTGTTCCTTTGTAAAATAAACTTTTTTTTCGTTTTCAATGTAATAATGTTTAATCATCTTTCTTATCTCCTATCTTTACTATTTGAAGCATTTAGTGTTGTAAGTGTTATCGCTTCACTATTTAATTATTGTAATGTGTCTCCATATTTATATACTGTAAACGTTCTAACGTTTCTTTTTTTATCATATATACCAGCATTACTCCAACCATCAAAACCTAACTTATGAGCTATATAATTTAATTCATCTCCATTAAAGGCATTAAATGATTTAAATAGGTTTCTTACATCTTCTAATGTTGAATTTTCACC